CAAAAGTCTCAACTTGCTCAATCCGCTCTGCGGTATCAACAATCTTCTCAGACAGCAGCGCATCAAGGTCTGCCAGATCGAGACGGATGTCGGGAGTTGTCGCGCCGATCCATGCAGTCCAGATCGACCGCTGTGGGGTGTTGATCCGCCCGCGCGCCTCATAGGCCACTCCGGGCAGCAATGCGCCCGAGATGAGGTCAAAGCCCACTCCTGTTTCCGCGATCAGACCGCTGCTGATGATCCGCTGGTCTGCCGTAAGGCGCACTTGATACGAGATGCCCGTAAACTGATCATTGCTTTGCGGCCTCCAACTGAGCTGCAATGCCGGACGCAGCATGTCATCGACCCCTACGCTGACACCCTCGACACCCCAATCCAAAAGCTCGACCGGCTTTGCCGCAACACCCGAAAGAGATCCCGCAATAACTGGACGAAATTCGGATTTAGCATCGCGGTCATAATCGTCAGGATCAACCTCGGTCAGATCAACGGCCAGATCACCGTTTTTCAAATCCGAAAGCCCGTCTACGCGCCAGAGCTTGGCGCTGTAGCCGTGCCGTGCAGAACTCCACTCGATGAAATCCCCAGGTTCCAACCGCCACAGACGCGCAGGCAGCACGCCCGAGTGCCGCCGGGCGCGGCGCGCCTCTGCCAGCGCGGAGGTCATCAGCCGTTGCACCTGCTCAGGATAGGGCACGGCATCGAGCTGAACGCCCGTCGGCAGACGCCGGTTTCCGTCATCCACCTCAAGATCGGGGCGGTAAAGCGGCGGTGCATCCTGTGACTGCCAGCCTTCGGCAGGAGCCGGATAGGTTGCAGTGATCGCGTTTACCGTCTCCGCCAATGGGAAAAACGGCGCAAAGCTTTGACCCTGCGTCGACCTGAAATCGGCATCAGTGATCGACAGCACTGCAATTTCGGGGTCACCCACCTGCACGCGGTAGCGGGTGCCGACTTCGGAGATCCGCCCGTTGCAGGCGCTGATGATGTCTTCCAGGACATCCGCAACAGGCCTGTCGAGCCTGACCTCCATACTGGAACGGTAGCGCGCAGGGATCGTGGCACTGCCAAAGGCCTCGACGCGCTCTGCGGTAGTCATCGCCGATGCTCCGGGCACCGGCGCATTGCACTTTGCAATCTCGGCAGAGATCTCGGAAACGTTTAACCGCGTGCCGGTTTGCGGACCGTAGAACCACTGACCACCGTAGCTCAATCCAGACAACAACGCATCGGCCTGGACGATCGGGTTGTTGGAATGTGTGGTCAGCCCGGTTGAGCGGTCCAGCAATGGGATGCCGTTGCAGACAAACAGGATCTGAGGCAGGCCCTGGAACAGCGTGCGGTTTATCTTGAAGGTACTGACGGCATAGGCGATACCGAAACCGACCTCGCTTGCGCTCCAGGGTCGCTCTTCGGTGGCCACCTGAGATGTGACAAAGCTGTCGGCGACGGTCTGGTTGCCATCATAGAACTTGACCCATCCGTAGGGCTCCTCGGACTCGGTATCGACCAGCCTAAACCGCGGCTGACCCCCTGCTCGGCCACCTTCGACAAAACCATCCGCAACTCTCTGCGTTGTCGTGATGGTTTCGGACATGCCGATGATAGGCCATCCGTAATCCGGATGCGGATTAGCCTTGTCAAGCTGATATAGCTTTCCCTCGATCCAGACCTCCACCAGATCCGCGATTGGCAGATCGGAGAGGACTGTGATGCGCGTGTAGAACTCATTTTCTGCGCCGCCCCATTGGTTATGGTAGGCCAGAGATCCTGCTGTCGCTCGAAAACCCATCAGGAAAGAGCGCGGCAAGTCAGCGCCCTGCTGAAGCTCACCTACAATTCCCGGCTCTCGGGGCGCGTCCGGCTTCCCGGCCAATGCCTTCGACAGCGCGTTGAACGCGAAACCTGCAGCGAAACGAACCCCGATCTGCGCCACAACAGACAACGTACCGAACCAGGTAGTAACGGCCCCTATGGCGGCAACAGCTGCTGAAAAAATTGCCATCAGGTAAGATCTTTCATCATGCTGGTGTCGGCGTAGCGGTAGCCGCGCCGCTCAAAGTATTTGCGCGCACTTTTGCCGGTGAAGTTCGCCCCGATGCGCGCGGCACCTAAGCTCACAGCCCAACCCTCAAACGAATCCATCATCGCAGATGCGGCGCGCGATCCGCGCAGCTCCGGCGCAACCCACCACAGCACCACCTGAGCACTTGGGTCAGGCCACCACAGCGAGTTAGCCATCTGCGCCAGGAGAACACCGCGCGGGGGTCCATCATCTGCAACAATTGCGCAGCCCTGCGGCTGTTGGATTATTCTCCGCACGCTGGAGGCGGTGCACCCTGCATGCATTTTCAAATCCGGGCGCACCTCGCGCTGATAAGCCCAGACCATCCCCACAATGGCCGCAATGTCATCTACCGTGGCAGGGCGGATCATTCCTCAGCTTGGCCCCAGGTAATGGTCCACTGCCCAACAGTGGCGGCGTGTCGGAGAAATCCATCTGACGCGGAACGTCTACGCTGATCGGCATCAGATCGCTTTGCCGAGCTGCTGCGCGTAAGGTCCTGCGTGTGACTGGCACAGACCAGCTCGATGCTGCCTGCAGCGCCCTCTGCCGGGGTCGAGATCGGTCCTTCATCCACAAACCCTGAAACCCGGGGCACCGCGGGCGCGGCCAGCCGCATGGACACCGGATCTAGAAACCCCCGGTGCAGCTCGACTGGGGCCCGGCGCAAATCGTAGTTTTGCATCAGCAGAAGAACATCAGGCTCAAGATGATTTATCGTGATCGTGAATGTTTGCACAGTGAGTCCAGACACGAGCGCAACAGGAGACACTTCGATCAGTGCTCCGACCCCGCGGTAAAGCCGATTGACCTGCTGGCCAGTAACCGGATGCAGAACAGGCGCAGTGACGCTGCCCAGATCCGACCACACCCCATATTCAAAAGGCAAAGATGTCGCCCTATCCCGCACCGTCAACCACAGAAAATCCCGAGGGACCAGCGTGCCCGCCTCCAGTGCATCCTGCAAAACAGGGTCTAGCGCCCTCATCGGATCACCTGCGTGGCGGTGAAGCTGATCTGCCGGTGCGTTAGGCCAACAAAAGGATCATCGAGCGCGCCGGGCTGTAGGATAAATTCTGCAACAGGTTCGACCAATTTGACAGCGTTTCCCACATCGACAGCAGGCCGGACAAACGGCACCACTTCCAACTCTGGAGATAAACCACCGATGCTCGCCTCGCCACCCCGTACCAGCTGCAGAAACTCTATCCCGCCTGACCCTGTTTCGATCGAGACGTAATCTCCAGCAGTCATGACAAAAAGCGATGGAAGACCGGAGAGCCGTATGGCGCTCGCGTCATTGCGCACAGAATGGACGGTCACTGTCGAGCCGGACAAATCGCCGGATGCGGCCGGGCGGGGCCGCGTGGGCGGATGCAAGAGAAAGCTGCGCACACTGCCCCGCAGGCTGCGGAAATCTGCAATCACTGCGTCTGCGTTCGAAAGACGCAAAGGGACCGATGTGAACGATGCGCGCCATAGTGCCGGACCAAGATCCTTTGCCTGCGTTGGTCCACCTGCGTCGCGCGCCAACTCTTGACGATACATCAGCTCGAATGATGGCTCTGTCCATCTTGCAAGGCCGGTCATGTTGCGGGGAAATGTCAGGGGCATCAGCGGCTACCTAGCGAACTGATTGTCCGGCGGTTCCCGCCATTTCTGATAATATTCCTCACGTTGGCTTCCAGATTTGCCGCCTGCGCTTCAAGCTGGGCCTGCAGTCGGGATACCGCTGCCTGATCCGCGCCGCGCGCATCTATGACGGGCGCATAAGTGATTTGTACGGTATTCCCGCCCCCACTCCCGCCCATGCCGTCGGCGCGCACACCAAGACTGCCGTCAGATCCACGGCTAAGCGGCATGATAGCCTCTGAACCCGCCTCACCCATCAGACCAGTTTTACCCCCGGCCATGCCAAAGGCGGTCGGACCACTCACAACACCACCTTTGGCAAAGGGAACTACATTTCCATTGTTGATCACACCACCCTTCGCAAAGGGCCAAATTGTGTCAAATAGCTGCGATACACCCCCACTGATCAGATTGCTTCCAACGTTTCCCAATACGCCCGACAGAGCGCCCTTGAAGCTGCTTGCGCCCGTCAGAACACTCGTAAAGATGCTTTTTGCGCCGTCGCGGAATGTGCCCAAGATGCTGGTCGACTTCTCTGTTTCGCTGACAATTTGATCCGTCATGCTGACGGCAGCGCCAACCGCGACGTTTGCATTGGCCGTGATCCCGATCGCCAAGCCATCGACCACGTCCTTGCCAATTCGCATAAAAACTTTGGACGGTGAATTCGACTCGAGCGACTTTTTCATGCCGCGCCTCGCAGCACGGCCAACACTTCCAGTCGCGGCCTCAACCTCTCCCTGCCCAGAGAACAGGCCGCTGACAAAGCCCTTGATCACATCCTTACCTGACTGGATCATGTCTCCGGGCCACGATGCCACCTGTACTTTCACGCCCTCCCAGATAGCCCGAAACGCCGCAACCATTTCACCTGTTAGGCCCGAAAACCACGCACCGATGCCACCCCAGTGCTGGTAGATCAGCCCGTGCGGAGTATAGTTGAGCATCAGTAACTTGACCGCTTCCCATCCTGCGCTTGCACCGGTCTTGATGCTTTCCCACACACCCGAGAACCAGTCAGAGATCCCACTCCAGTGCTTGTAGATAAGACCCGGTGCGGTGTAGTTCAGCAGCAAAGACTTTATCGCATCCCATCCAGCACTCGCACCAATCTTGATACTCTCCCACACACCCGAGAACCAAGCCGAGATTCCCTCCCAGTTTCGATAGATGACATAAGCCCCTCCGGCGATGGCAGCCACAGCCGCAAAGATAGGGTTCGCCAACAAAAGAGCCCCCATGCTGGCGAAAGCCCCACCGATGGCAGTGACGCCCATCACCATCAGCCCCATACCAGCAACCAGCGGCCCGACAGCGGCTGCAAGGCCGCCCACGACTACAATGTTTCGTTTGACTTCGGGCGACAGCTCGCCGAACCACGTGACGGCTGTCTTGATGTTCTCTGCCAGCGGCTTTAGGAACGGGACGATCTCTTCTCCGAGTTGCTTTTTGACATTTCCGATGAGGTTGCCAAGCTGCAACCACTGACCCATCGGTGTATTAGCGGCGGCGGCGGCCTGACCTTCGAACTGCTTCTCCAACTCCTGAAGGATCAAAACCTGGGCACCGGCCACATCTCCGGTCTCCACCAGCGACTTAATCATGCCTTTCTGATCTTCGGTGAACTGCACACCTGACCTGCCAAGCGCGGAAACGCCTTTTATGGGATCATTAAGCGCCTTACCAACCAAAATGGACGCCGATTTCAAATCAGTCTTTAGAAGCGTTGCCATGTCCAGAACGCTGCCCTGCGCGCGATCGAAAACATCGCCTTGAATCTTTGTAAACGTGAGAAGCGGTGTCGTAACGTTGCGCAGAATGTCCTCGTCGCCGAACGTCGTCAGTGACTGCAGGCCGGACGCCAGTCCTTTGAGCTCCCCCAACGTCTTGTTTGCGGCCCCGCCCGTCGAGGCTATTGCTGTAGCGACGGCATTCTCGGCCTGCACCTGCGTGTCATAGAGTGTCACCATCTGCTTACCCAAACCGACCAGAGGCGCGGTGACGGCCAAAGACATGCCCGCTCCGATGTTGCGCATGGCTTTGCCCGTCCTCTTGGCTTGGTCGGACACACTGGCCATCATGCCCTTGACGCCGCCCAACTCCTTTCTCACGCCAGCAAAGGCACCACCCGTGTTGTTCTTGGCGGAGATCGAGAACTTCAAAAGATCAAGCACGGCGCGCGGCCCTTTCATCAGACAGGTTTAGAAATGCAAGCATCACTTCGACTTCATGTATCGGAAGTGAAAGGACTTCATGGGGAAATTTGCCAAAGGCCTGAGCGACCCGAACGACGTTGAACGCCTCCGGATCGCTCTTCAGTCGTTTTTTACCGCACCAGGCGACGTGTCACTGTCGGCTGATTCAAGCACACGCTTTAGAACTGCAAAGTCCATCTGCGCTAGAACGGCCCGCGCGTCTCCGCTATCTGGAAACCTCTTCTTTCCGTCGACGTCCAAAGCCTTCAAAATCAGCGTTTCGATGTAGATCAGGCCCTCATCATCTCCCGCCGCCTTACGAATCGCAGAGCGATCGCTGATAAGCAAAGGCATAAAGTACCAGATATCGTCATATTCGGGCACCGGCACGGCAACCGCAGAGCGCTTGTCGTGCGCAGCGCGCATCTTTTCGATGATGTCAGTCATACCGCAACAACCGATACGGACAGAGCACCCTTGCCCGTGAGGCTGTACTCGCGGGTCACCGTTCCATCAAAGCTGGCGGAGATCTTGGCGGACGCTACCGAAGCGGAGCCTGAAACATATGACCGCCCGACGGCATCACCTTCCGTGTAACCACCAAATGTGACCACATCACCCGCGCGCAAAGTCTGGTTTGCAGCAGCATCGTGATCGGCCTTCATCGTGATCGTCCCAGAGAAGCTTTTTTGCGTCACATCGTGATCGGTCCAGGCATCCCCCGCCGATGTCAGATCCGTGCTGGCGGACGTTTCCTCGAAATCGAAACCGTCACAGCCGTCAATGACAGCATCATTGACCTCTACTTTCAGGTTTTTGCCACTGTGTCTTGCCATCTTATTGTCCTTTCAACGGAGCTTTAAAGTGCGGTCGCCTGTCCTTCAGGTGTGAACCGCGTTGCAGAAAAGGTGAGAGTCAGACGCCCGGTCAGCGTCTCGCCGTCACCGGAAATTTCGATATCGGCAGAGCTGATCTCGAAGAGCTCAAAATCGGACAGAGTGCCGAGCACCAGCGGCTCGATCAGCGCGCTGACATCGTCTAGGTGATCGTCCAGTTCATCGCCGCCAGCCGCAACGTACTGAACGATCAACGTGGTCTCGCGGTCGACACTGTTTCCCGTCGAGGCCCGAACCCGCTCGCCGGGCGTCGCAACGCCGATCGAGGGCAATGAGGAGCGCGCCAGCGCGTTCGACCAAGATTTATAGACGGTGACGCCTACCAGTTGATCGGAGGCCTCCAAGGCTGCACGCACCGCCGCGCGCATTTCGGTACGCGGATGGCTCACTTACCAGTCCGCGCAGGTGCTTCCGGCGAGCGAGGTGCTTTGGCCATATCTGCCATCTTCGCACGGCCCATCTGCACCAGGTCGCGCCCTTCCTGCACGGAAACGGCGTCGAAAGTGTCTCCACGCTTGATGGCCTGACGTTCGCCCTTTGCAGGCAAAGACATCAGCGCGGTCATTTTGATTTTATCCACCATTTGGCGAAACCTCTCTAAGTTGAAAAACGACTGCAGCATCGAGCGCTGGCGATCCGCTTTTATGGCTGTTCAGCACCCGATAAATGCTCCCACCCGCTGGCTGGATCAGATCATCGACGGCAATGGCGGACGCGACCGGCTCCGGCACGGTCAAAGTGGGCGCCATTACCAGCACCTCACTTTCATCGTCCTGCAGGATCTGGATTGGCGCACGACGAAAGACGGCCTTGATCTCCACCGCAGGTGCGCCGTTCGGTGTATGCATGACGGGCCCACCGAACGTATCGTTCAGAATGCCCGTCATGCCATCAAAGATGCTGGTCATCGGATCAGCGGATTGCGCCGTCGAGCAGCACGCTGCCAATAGGTGACGGGTTGGCCGCCAAAGCAACAGCTGCGCCAATCAGGATGTTGCCGCTTGCCGTCGTAGTCACGACTTTGTTTGTGTCGTCCCAATACAGCTTGGCACCAACTGTCCAAGCCTGCGCAGACGTCTTCGCCAGGTCAAAAGACCCACGACGTACCAGCACCACGTCAGCACCAGTCTCGGCGTCGAATTGTGCGACGCCAAAAACGGAACCGACAAGCGCGCCGCCCCCTGCTTGCACATCATAGGGGGCTGGGACGGTAATATTTTCACCGGGAGCAATATAATTTTTCATGGGATCACCTCATGGGGTTGGGCACGCCGATGGCATGCTAAACAGAACCGGGCGGCACCGCGCCGCCCGTCCGGGTGTCAGTTGAGCGCGCTGGTTATGCGCCGGGGTTCTTGTAGGAACCGCGATATTCGGTATTCGCGGCGCCAAAGATGTGGCGGGCGTTCATCGTGACCTTGTCCGGGTTCATGCCTTCGATCGTCTGAACGGTCGGGGATTCGTAGCCGGACAAATAGGCGACACTGACCGGCGGCAGATCCGAACTGACCAGATACCAGGCGGTGTCAGACCCACCGGCCGACGCGCCCAGATGCGGCACTGCATAGGTTGTCAGCGTATTCTTGAACGGGTTTGTTTCAGAATCCTTGATCGGGGTCGTGCCCGCCGCAAATTGCAGTGCCGCCACTTCGAGCGCAGGCGGAACGATCAGGCGGTCCGCATTGATTTGCAGGAAATCGTCAGCATCTTTCGTCCCAAATGCGGTCTGCTCCCACATTGCCTTTCGCGCAGCGCCGACCGTGGTAACGGAAATCACACCATTACTGGTGGCAAGGTTTTTGTGCCCCGCGGCAAACAGCGCCACACCGTCCGAACTCATTACGGCGTTGGACCGGATCAGCGACCAGACCATGGCATTTTCCATCGTACGCGCCGCCATGGCGAATTCGCGAGGGATTCGCTGGAACGCGCCCATGTCATCATTCACCACCGCTTCAAAGGTCAGATTGATCGTGCGACCCCGGCGTTCGACTTTCAGACCATCAGCGCCGTCGGCCAGGGTGGCCTCATGGTATTCGCCATTTTCCTTTACCGTCTTGAGCTGGAAGTCTCCGCCGAAGCGAACTGCATGCATTTCACGGAAGTCACTCGCCTCCAGCGGTGTACCCGCGACAATATTCCAGGTGGCACCGCGGCGATCATATTCGTCAATCAGGCTACGGTTCATGACCTCGGTGGTGATATAGGCAAAGTCGCTTACACCATGAGCACCGCCCATCATAGTGGTCGAACGGAACCCGCTTTCAAGTGCGCGTGTGCGGTCATGCTGGCGCGAAGAACCGGAAAGATGCATTGCAAGACCACTCAGACGCATCCCGCGAAACTGCTGGCCGGGGCCGGAGTAATCACGCATCATCGCACAGACCAGAGCCTCGATCTGGGTGTCTGTTTCATCACGGGTAATCCGCACACCGCTGCCTGCCGCAGGGACTGGTGCAGATGCTGCCATCACCGCCATGAACCGTGTGCCTGCGCCGGAAGTGCTCGTACCTTCGTTTATAACCGTTTCCACCTGGTCAGCAGTCAATTGACCGGCAGACATGAAAGGGCGCGCCATTTCGCGAATAGCGCGTTGCCGGTCGCGCTCCTCCTGACGGGCGGCTTCCGCGATCGCACTTGTGTCAGGCACTTGCATGGTTATGCGCTCACCAGGAGGCTGAACGGCAAGCGGCGTGGGTGATGTCTCAACCGGTTGCGTCGGAGTGGTCACGGTCTCAGGGACCGCTGTGTTTTCGTCGGGCATATCTGCCTC